CGGCCCTGCCATCCATCGGTCATAGCCGTAGAGGCCCGCCGCAAGGCTGCCGCCAGCGAAAACACGCTGATTGATAGGGATCCCGCAGTTGATGAGCAAGTTGCGACCAGGAACCTTCTGCAGCCCCGCCTCCAAGCGCAGGATTGCTTCCTCTGCTTGGGTTTGCCGGGCAGCCAGCTGCGTGTCCGCCCCCGCACGGGCCTCGGCCTCCTGAACAACGGCCTGCTGCAGCTCGGAATCCGCATCTGCACGATCCTGGGCCTCCTGCTGCAGCCCAGCAAGCGCCTCATCGGCGCGCTCTTCCAAGACCTCCAGCCGCGCGCCAATCTCGGTGATGTTGGAGTTGTGCTTGATGTTCGCCGAACGCGTGGACTCGCCGAACTTGCCGTTGGGCTGCGGCGTGTTGATATCGATCTTTTGAAGTGCCATCGCTGCTCCCGCTACTGCTCCACCGAACCGATGGTCAGCGTCTGTGTGGTTGTCGTGCTGTTGATGACGCCCGACTGATGCGTCACCGACTGGGCGGCGTATGCGGTGATTACCCCGCGGTACTGGACCGTCTGGCTTGCTGGGCTGGTGTCATTGACCGTGAACGAGGAACCCCAGTAGGAGTCCGCGCGATCGGGCGCGTCGCCTTCGTTCTGGATGTTCACGTAGCCGTTGACGTTGAGCGTTTGCCACAGCGTCTCGGCGGCATCCCCGATCTTTCGATAGATCTGGACCGTGGCTGTGTTGGCACCGGCGCCAGCCACGAAGCCATCCGTGCCGAACCCGTTGTGGATGCGGGTGATGCGGCGGCTGAAGCTGACGGTCACCGCGCGCACGCGCCCGTTCGTGGTGAATGGCCCGTTGACCAGCTCGGTGCCCACCGTCTGCGTGGTGGTGGTCCGCACCACGTTGTGCAGCACGCCGGCAGCCAGCTGCCCGCCGAAGTAGGCATTGCCATCTGCATCGAACCACTGCGTGGCGTTGGCCTTGCTCGCCGCCGCGGCACCCACGTTCGGCCCGAAGTAATCCATCAGCTTTTCGGCAGGATCGCCGAAGCCTGGGCCGATGATCCGCTGCGAGGCTCCCTTCCAGGTACGCAGGTAGCCCTGCCGCCATTCCATGCCCTCGTTGGACCCTGCCGGCGCCACGATCTCCATGCTATTGGTCAGGAACTTCAGGGTGACCACGTTGCCGTCGTTGCCCAGCTCCATGCCGCCGATCAGCGGCCCGGCGCCGCTGTCGGCGATGAGGTAGAGGAACGCCTTGGCCAGCACCTGCGCCAGGCCACCCTCGGTCTGCTCAACCCGGGCTTCCATGCCCTGAACAACCTGCGCGCTGGCCTTGTCGTCCAGCCCGGCCTTCACGCCCTGCAGCGATTCGGACACCGCCACGATGCCGTCAGCGTTCTGCTCGACAGAGGCCCGGAGCTGCGACACCACCTCTGCCGACGCCTTGCCATCTAGATCCACCTGGACCACGTCCAAGCGCTGGGCCTGAGCCGAAACATCAGTGGCCATCGCCTGCAGCTGCTGGGTCGTCAGTGCCTGGAACTTGCCCACGCTGGCGTCGAGTCGCGCCAGGTTCTCTGCCTGGGCCAGATCACCCTCTGCGATCGCGCTGAAGACAGACCGTGAGCCGGCAAACACGTCCTCATCGCCGGCGTAGCTGTCCTCATCGCCAGCAAAGTCTCCTTCCAGCTGGGCAGTCACCGAGCTGACCCGCTCGCCCACCGCCCGCAGTCCGTCCTCCGTTTCCTCCACGCGAGCGCTAACCGTCTCCAGTGCGTCGGCGGATGCAACAGCCCCATCACCATCCGGCATGCGGGCCTGCACCAGCTGGATTGCCTGAGCGTTGGCGCTGTCACCGTCTGCCCGCGCCAGGCTCTCGTCGGTAACGCTGGCCTCGGTAGCCAAAAGGCCGTCGCCGATCGGCATGCGGGCTTGCAGCACCTCGATGGCGCTGGCACTGGCTTCGTCAGCGCTTACGCGCGCGTCCCGCTCTGCAGCAACCAGGCCGGTTGCCACCTGGGACAGATCCGTCCCTTCATAGTCACCGCGCAGCTGCGCAGCCAGCGTCTCCCGCCGGCTGGCTTCGGCGCTGTCGGCAGCCACTCGGGCCCGGGCTTCCTCCTGCACCAGGGCCACGCCGGCGCCTGGGGTCGGGCGGCCGATGGCTACCCAATCCATCATGAAGTAGTTGGCCACCGCCTGCTCATCGCCGAGCTGCAACCGGATGGCATCGACCTCACCCGGCCACCACGTGATATCGGCCACGTCCACGGTCGCCACGCCGTGGTCATCCCACAGCGGCTCCGCCACCGGCACGCGCTTTTCCAGGTCCCAAGCCTGGTCGTCTGCGGTGATCCACTGGAGGAAGCCGTTCCACCCAGGCGCGCCCACCCGCTTCACCCGCAGCTTGGCGAAGCGGTACGCGCTGCCATCGATCTCCAGACCGGCGGGCGACTGCACCCACGGCGAATCCAAGCCGTTTGCCGGCCGCAGCCAGCCATCCATGATCGTTGGCTCAGACCCGTTGCCGGTCCAGCCTTCGGCGGTCGTGTCGAAGTTCCAAATGTTCTGGCTAGCGAACTGCGTACCACTGCCTGCCACGACTTCGGACAGCGCGCGCGACAGCGATTCCACGTCGCTCTGCCTCGTTTCCGCCTCCAGGCTGATTGCTGCCTCGCGCTCTAGGCGCTCATTCAGCACGGCGCTGGCGCGGTCCTGCGCTTCCTGCGCGATCGCTCCCATGGCATCGGCCACGCCCTGCTGCCGCAGGACCGACTCGGCCAGCAGGTCCCTGGCGGCATCGGCCAGGCCATCGGCGCGTGCCGCCGCTTCCAAGCCATCGGCCTCGATGCGATCGGCAATCTCCTGGGTCAACCGGTGCTGCTGCTCGATCAGGTCGGCGGTGGTGGGCGAAGGCGTGGCCACGATCACCGTGCCACCTCCTGGCTTGCCGCGCACCGTGGGCGTGACCCGGAACCACCACTGGGTGCCGCTGCCGTCGCTGTAGTGGTAGCGGGTTTCGGTGGTGCGGTAGATCTCCGTCCACGGCCCATCCTGGGCCGGGCCACGCTCGATCACGTAGATAACGCCGGCCTGATCCACGGCGGGCCATTCCAGCAGAACACCGTCGGCCACCGGGGTGGGTGTCACCCCATCCACCGGTGGCACGTCCGGCGCACGATAGGCCACCGGGAACCAGTTGGAGAAACGCGGTGCCGGCGGCGAGACAGACGGCAGCCCGCCCACGCCGATCTCCACCAGCGTGAGTTTCCTTGCTTGCATTGCGGATTACCTCGCGTTGAGTGCCTGACGCAGCGCGTTGCTGCTGGAGGCGCGGACGCCCTGGGTGGTGGTGGCTAGCAGCTCGCGCAGCAGCTGGTTCTGCTCGGTGAGCAGCGCATTGCTTTCCTGCACGGCTGCCGTGGTCTGAGACTGCGACTCGTTGTTCACCACCAGGTCGAACACCGCACGGCTGAAGTTGTCCGGCAGGGCCTCGATCGCGTCCGCCAGCTGGCCCATGCTGGTGCCGTCCTCGGTGTTCAGGTCGCCGACCTTCATACCGTCGATGAGCCCGGTCACCTGGTCGTACAGCCCGTTGTAGTCCTTGCCGCTGGCGTACAGGTTCCGGCCAAAGCCAAGGGCGGCCTGTGCCGCCGCCTGGGCTGCGCTGGTGTCGCCACCGGCCACGGCCCGCTCCAGCTCCTTCATGGCCTCGCCGAGCTTTTGCTGGTCCGTCAACGGCGACAGGTCGCTGATCGACAGGCCGTACTGCATGGCCTTCTTGTCCTTGTCGATCTGCGCCTGCAGCTTGCCCATGTTCATCGCGCGCAGCGCTTCGATCTTGGCCAGATCCTCGGCACGTGCGCCGGACAGGCCCAGGGCCTTGGCGTAGTCGTTGGCCGACTTCACCTGCTGCCGGTAGGTCCGCTCGATGCTCAGGGCCTGCTGCTGGTAGCTGGACAGGTCACTGGTCATGAGCTGCGTGGAAACGTCCGCCATCAGGGAGGCGTAGTTCCCAAGCAATCCGGTCACCTTCTCAACCTGGGTTGCCAGGTCCGTGCCGGCGACGCTGGCCAGATCCTGGAAGTAATCCACCGCCTTGTTGACCTTGTCGACCTCCATCCCGTTGAGGGCGCGGCCCAGCTCGTCGGCATTGCCCACCGCCAGTGCGATCGACGCACTCAGCGCGTTGAACACATCCGACGCCTCGAAGTAGCCGTCCAGCTGGCCTCCGAAGCCGGCAGCCTTCACCGCCTCGGTGAACAGCCGGTTGGTCATGTCACCGAGGTACGCCTCCAGCTGCGACCTGGCCTCGGCGGAGTCCGCCGACAGCTGCAGCTTGCCCAGGCTCACCCGCACACCGCTCAGCTGCTGGGTCAGGTCGACGCCCAACTGCTTGGCCAGGCCGGTTGCCGCACCGCGGACCTGACGCGCGGCCATGTCGAACGTGCGATCAATGCCGGGATCCACCGCGCCGTACTGGGTCCAGTTCTTGTCGGACCGGAAGAAGCCGCCCTTCTGCTTGATATCGGCGTAGGTCTGGCCGTCGAAGCCACCGAACCCATACGAGCCGGTCAGGCCCTGGCCGGTGATCTTCGGCGCGCCGCGGCCGAACAGCTTGGCGTGGATGCTCGACCCGGACAGGATCGATGCGACCTTGTCGTTGAAACCCAGCCCACGGAACGTCTTGTCGGCGAGGCCCACCGCGCCGGCGGTTGCAATCTTGCCGGCCCAGCTCTCCCCGTTGGCGATGTTCCAGCCCTGATCGAACAGCTCGGCGTTCTTCATCATGCCGGCAACGATCCAGCCGATGATCGGCACCGCCGCTGCTGCGGACGAGCCAGCTGCACCGGCGCCAGCCGCGGCCGAAGAACCACCCGCTGCGGCCGCGCCGCCACCGGTGAGGGCGGCAACGTTGTTCCCGAACCCCAGCAGACTGCCGGCGCTGGCGCCGCTGCTCGCCGCACTTGCGCCCGCACTGAACAGCCCCTGGCCCTTGGACAGCAGCCCGGCGATGGTCCCTAGGTTCTGACCGCCGCCCGCAGCACCGTTGCCACCGAACAGCCCCATGATGCTCTGAAGGCTCAGGCCACCGCCCTGGCCGTTCATCCCGTTGAGGATCTGCGTCTGGATCGGGATCACGATCTTCTGCTGCAGGAACTCGCGCGCCAGGTCGCGCAGCCCGCGCTTGGCGGCGTCCTTCAGGTCGTCCCACAGGTTGTCGAAGTCGCGCATGCCACCTGCCACGAAGTCGGCCATGGCATCGGCGGCATCGCTCACCCCGCCCACCACGATCGCGGCCCAGGCCTCAACGTTGGCTGCGGCCTCCTCGACGCGAAGCGACAGATCGGCCGATGCACGAGCCGCGGATAGCATGGACTGCTCGTACGCCTCGTAGGAGGCAACGTTCTTCCTCCTGGCAAGCTCCTCCTTGCTGCCCGCCGCTTCTACGGCCTTCTGCAGCTCCTGCCGCATGTCGCGCTCGTTCATCATCTGCCGGCGCGACAGTTCCCGGGCTCGCCCTACCTTACCGAGCATGGCCACCTCGGCGTCCATGGTCGCCAAGAGCGATTCCGGACTGGCCAGAGCCTTCTTGATCTCCGCGCTGGACTGCTCCAATGCCTTTTGCGACTCGAGGACCAGCGTGTTGTACGCGGCCCGCTCGATGCGCCCTTCCTTCAGCGCTTCCTTCAGCTTGTCCTCGAGCTGTTTCTGCCGCTCGGTGGCCTCGGCCAGCGGCCCGGCCATCGTTGCCGCTGCCATTGCAGCCTGCTCGTTGTAGCGCTTGATCGTCTCCGCGTCCGCCTTGCGATCCTTGGCGCCAGCACGCTCAGCGGCCGCCGACGCCTTGCGCGACTCCGTGAAGTTCTTCTGTGCAGCAGCCAACTCTGCCTGGAGCCGGATGTACTGTGCGCCCTGCTCGATGTACTGCTTGACCTTGGGGTCATCGCGCTTCGAGAAATCGACGCCGCTGGCCTGCGCCTCCGTGAACCAGTCGCTCACGTCCAGCTTTGCAACTTCGGCAGCGCTCTTGCCGACGCGGGCGAGCTGGCCCGGCAGTGACTGCATCGCCGATGCGATGCGCTTGCCTGCCGCGCCTGCCGAGTCGCCCAGGACGTTGAACGAACCCGACAGGGCGTCGGTTGCGCTCTTCGCCTGGCTACTGCTGCCCGTGAAGGCGTCGAGGATCGCCCGCTTACGATCGACCTCCCTGCCAGCAGTCGCCGCGGCAGCGGTCTCTTCCGTGAGGCTCTTCGCCACGGTGGCCGCCGCTGGCGAGCCAGCGATCATCGCCCGCCATGCTGCCTCCAAGCCACTGGAGAACTCATCGGCGCCAATCTTGCCGGCCTTGAAGGCAGCATCAAGCCGTTGGGTTTCCTGGATGAACTCGGACGCCTGGCTAGCGGTGGCGAAGTTCGTCGCCGCTGCGACCATCTCTGTGATCGAACCGGTGATGGTCCGGTAGTTCTCGTCGATCTCCTTCTGCAGTCGAAGGATCTCGCCGGCCTGCATCTGGGCGTTGAGGGTCTTGAACTTCTCGATGGCAGTGTCAGCCGCACCACCGAAATCGATCAGCGCAGCCGACGCAATCTTCGTGTTGTCGCGGAAGATCAACCAGCCCGCAGCGGCAGTGGCCAGCATGGTCACAATGCCCGCCGGACCTCCCAGCATGGCAAGCGTCGCTGATCCAGCACGCGCAAGCCAACCGGCGTTGGCCGCTGCAGCCTGGGTTTGCGCCTGAGCCAGCAGCAGCGTGGCCTGTCGATGCTCAAGGGTCGCTGCAGCGGCTTTGCTGCTCACCGAAACGCTACCGCCGATCGCAGCCGTGCGGCGCACCTCCGCTTCCGCATCGAGCATCGCTGCACGGGTCCGCAGCTCGAGCTGCTGCGCAGCGGCCAGGTTCTGAGCCGCTGCGGCCCGGTCTGCCGCCATACCAGCGTTGGCCGCAGCGACCCGCGCCAGTAGGGCTTTCAGCAGCGGTCCCGATGCTACTGCCGCTCCGGCGACAGCTACCATTTCGAGATTGCTGCCGAGGACACCGATGCCGGCTGCAAGCGCCTTGGATGCGCCGGTTGCCTCGTCGGCACGGCCAATCATGACCTGCAAGTTGTTGTTGAACAGCGTCATTGCCTGCCCAACGGTGGAATCCATCTTGCCGAACGCCTCGTCCACAGCGCCGGCCTGGCTCTGCAACGCGCTGATCACTTGCTGTGACGACAACTTGCCCGCGGCGCCCAGTTCACGCAGTTTCCCGATCGGTACGTTCAGGCCCTTGGCGATGGCCTGGGCCAGGGCTGGCGCCTGCTCGAGCACCGAGTTCAGCTCTTCACCTCGAAGGGTGCCAGAGGCGAACGCCTGACCCAACTGCACGAGAGCGGCATCGGCACCCGCCGCGGAAGTGCCGCTGATCACCATCGTTTTGCTGATGGTCTCAACAACGCGTGCCAAGTCTCTTCCAGACAGACCGAGGGCCTCCTGGTTCATCGCGATTCGCTGGTACAGCTCCGCAGTCGCACCCAGCGGCTGTCGCGCTGCGCCGGCAATCCGGATCACGTCAGCCTGCGCTGCAGCGAACTGCGCCTGGCCCTGCGTGACCAGTCGCAGCCTGTTGTTGAGGTTCGTCCATTCGTCGGCCTTGCCAATTGCGGCTTTTACGGCCACCAAGGCTGATGTAAGACCCACCGCCTCAGTCGCTACCCGACGAAATCCGGCCGCGACCTCATCGGCGCCGCGACGCGCGGCGTCTGACATAGACGATTGGATCGTAGCCATGTCGCGCTGCACGACGCGCGCGGCCTTCCCGCTGTCACGCTCGAACGATCCCGACTTCAGCAGCAGGTCGACGGTAAGGGTGTAGAGGCTCATCGCGCTTCCAAAAAAAAAGCCCGCACATGGCGGGCTTGGGGCTGATGGAGAAGAGTTCTACGGAATCGGGATTTCCGACCCGTTGATGGTCATCTGTGTCACGGTTCCCTCAGCGTTCGTGACACACGACGCGGATGCAGGCTTCGTGGAACCGCCTGTTTCAGAAATGACCAGCCCGGCCCCGGCGGGCCAGGCGAAGTAGTGTTCATTGGCGGATCTCATGTCTTTCACGTACGGCACCTTGGTGCGGTTCGGGTCCGCTGACGCCGCTTGAATCGCGCTCATGCAGTTCAGCAACCCGCGCTTGGCTCCATCGTCCTGTGCCGTCGAACAGCCAGCTGCCAGCGAGAGCAGCAGCACCGGCGGCAACCTGATTAGATGCTTCATAGAACCTCCCGATATCTGCGGGGATCATGCCAGCTACGTCGGGATTTCCTCAAATTCCATGTACCCGGTGAAGTACTGCCGGCTGATGTTCTCCGCCGATGGCAGCTGTGTCGGGTAGCCGTAGAGCGCCGACCGCGCCGCCAGCAGCGGGTCGAACGCCTTGCTGGCCATGTCCCGGTACTGCGGCACAACGCAGGCGCGCCGGCGTCCCGCGATCGCTGCCGCCACCGTCTCCCAATCGGTCCCGCCCAGTCCACCGCCGCGCACGGCAGCTGTCGCCCGGCCGGACAAGGTGCAGGTCAGCCGGCGGTACAGAGGCCCAGGAACCGTGTTGACCTGCCCACCCTTGGTGCGGGTGTGCACGCTGGTGTCGATCGTGGCCACCGCCCAGCCGTCGCTGATGCCCACCTCGACTGCGCGGAAGATCGCGATCTCGCCCACGTCCACGTTCGTGGCAGTTGTGGCGATCTCGACGGACACTGTCGAGACGAGGGCGCCGGCCTGCGGAAACAGCCACGCGCAGACACTACCGTCGGGCAGCCGCATCGTGGCGGTGCTGGCGCCGGCCGCGCTCACCTGCACGCCGGGCGGGATGTTGAGGCCGAGAACCGCGATGATCCCCGGCACAACAGCCTCGGCCAGGGTGATCGTGATCGCCAACGAGCCGGTGCGCCGGATCCGCGACGAGCGCCCAGGCTTGCCATCGAAGAGCGCCGAGCCCTGGTCGGCCGACAGCCACGTTCCGCCGGTGAGGGTGGCCGTCTCCACCGCCGGCATGCCATATCCAATCAACACGTCATCATCCCCACAGGGTAAGTACCACGTCCCCCGTGGCAGGGTTGCGCTCTACGCGCCGCACCAGCACCGGCTTGCCATCGGCCAGGCCGTAGCGGCTGTAGGTCAGCCGGCCGATCTGACCAGGGAGCGGGGCCATGTCCTGATCACCGCGAATGGCGACCTGGTAGAAGAACCGCTGTCGCTCGTACATCGCCACGACGCGGTTGATCTCGGCCTGCGCGTCGGCGGCATGCCAGAACAGCGAAATGACCGGATCGGCAGCATCGGCGCGGCGGTAGTGTGCGTCCAGTGCGCCCGCAGCGAACACCTGACCTCGGTAGAGGCCCGTCAGCTCGTCGCGGCGGCTCTGCGGCACGTCCACCACGTCGGTGACCAGGTCGGAGGCACCGAGGGCCTGCGCGTTCGGGCGGTAGGCCATGCGCCGGGTCAGGTTGGGCGCGTCGTCCGGGACGCCGACCAGGTCGCTGGCCATGTCGGCTTCCGAGATCTCAAACGCCGGCTGCCCCTGGTAGGTCTCCGGCGCAACCACCTGCACGAAGCGCAGCACACCGGTGGGATCCTGGTAGCACCCGACTCCGTAGCTGGGCAGCATCGCGTTCAGGGCATCCCTGCCCGTGATGGCTGCTCCGGCGTAGTAGCCGATGCCGGCGTAGCCGGTTGCAGCGTCCACGGCTGCACAGTCCGCTGCCGACCACGCCCCTGCCCCGAGACGAGCCATCACGTCGCCCACGGCCTGCTCCAGGCGCGCCGGGGCCATGCCGGGGCCGATGCTCGACCCGTCGACCACCACTGGAGTGACGGGTGGAGACTTCAGCAGCAGCTGCTGGCCATCCGGCGCCATGCTGAAGGTGCCTTCTTCCATCAGATCGCCGCGGTCCATCACAGCGTTTACGTGCACCGGGCTGTCGGCCAGGAACATCGCTGTCGCGTCCGAATTGGCGCCGGCTGCCGGCACGCTGGCCACCGCACCGATCACTACTGGCTGCGGCTTCCAAGCCAGCGAGGTGATGTTGGGCAGGAACACGCCCCGGTTGATGGTCTGGCCCAGGTAGTCGTGCGCGTCGCGCAGGTGCAAGGTCTTGCTGCCGTCGTCGTTCACCTCGATCTGATCGATGACGCAGCGAAACACCGGAGCGGCGTCGGCCAGCATGCCGCCGTCGTTCACCTGCAGGATGCGCACCGCAGCGCCGGAGGCGCCGGACAAAGCCAGGTCATCCAGCAGCCCCTCGGCGTCAGCGACCACGCACTCCGCCGCCGCCGTCTGCGACACCGGATCGCCACCCCACGGCCAGAAGCTCAGCTCCTGGACGAGGTTGACGCCTTCGGCGACCAGCCCTTCGTACCGGGCATTGGCCGGGCTATCGCCTGGCGCGGAGAGCCAGTCATCGTCGGCCAGCCGCGTGGTCGGCGCCTGGACCTGGTCCAGCTTCCAGCCGGCAACAGCGGCATCGCTGCGGGCGCCCCACTGCCCAGCATTCACGGCCAGGCACAGCCCACCGGCCTTCGTCGCAGCCAGTGAGGCGGCGAAGTGGAGCGGGCCGGCCAGCAGCAGGTCGCGCTGGTGGATCAGCGCGCCGTTGAGGTACAGGTGGAGCCTGGAGGGACTGCCGAAGGAGACCCGCATCCCGACGATATCGCCCAACGCGACCACGGGCAGACCAGTTGCGATCGCGCCAATGCCCTGGATCAGGCGACCGGTGGCCAGTTCCCAGCCGATGCCCTCCCCGTTCGCGCCCGGCGCTTGGCTGAGGGGCGCTGCTGCCGTGACAAAGCCCACGACCGCCGAGAGGTCGTCATCGCCCCACAACGCGAATTCGACGCCGACAACGCCGGCGCTGAGGGCAAAGTCGGACCGGGCGCAGCGGTTGAGGTCGGCTGCTGCGGTCGTGGCAAGAGTGAGCCCACCGTCGCGCGCAGCGAGCAGCGGGCCGATCGGGAGGGCGGCAAAGCGCCCAAAGGTGTCGGTCATGGCTATCCCAGTCGATCGAACCAGTCCTGTGCTTCGTCCTCCTCGGACCGTGGCACAAGGGTTTCCAGGTACTCCTGAAAGGAGCGCTTGGTGCCGCCTTGGCTGTGTGAGGCGGTGATGTACGCGGCGAAGGCAGCGGGCTTGATGTGCAGGCTTACGGGGTCGATGGGATTCCGCTTATGGAACTCCCACCATTCGAGGAACTCCCGACGCGACATGCTCGCCTGCAGCTCCGACACCGTGCGATGCAGGTGGCCGGCGAGGACCTTCCAGAACCAGTCCTCGCCGCGCTGCCTTAGCCGTTTCCCGCGTCGGCCTGGGCTTGGGCAGCATCGTCGCCGAAGCCGGAATGCTTCATGGCCACGCGCTGCAGCTCAGCAGCCACCAGGGGCTTGAGCTGGGCGGCCTGCTCCACTTTCATGACGGGCTTGCCGTCCTCGTCGCAGATGGTCGCTGCGATCAGCTTGGCGCGATCGCCTTCGCCCCACAGCTTGCGGAACTCCGCGTCCGGCAGCTCGCGCACGTGGAACTGTGCCTTGGCACCGTTGGGCAAGGTGATCGTGTCGGCACGAACGTCCTTGGAGGCGAACATGCCCAGGTTGGTGAACGACTGCAGGATGCTCACGGGCTGCTGCGGCTGGGTTTGGGTGGTTTCGCTGGTCTTGCTCATTGGCCGTTTCCTTGAATGGCGACAGGGCGCGCGGGCCGCGCACGGCTAACACGCGGAGGATCCGCGCGCCCCGTCAGAGAGATGGCCCGCCGGAGCGGGCCTGGGTGTGCGCCGTTGCCGCAGCCTTACGGCGTCGGGCGGTGCGTGGTGACGGCGCCGGAGCCGCGGATGGTGATCGTCGCCTTCCACACATCGTTGTCCTGGCTGGTCACCGCGAAGTTCTGCACGAAGCCGTCGAACTGCTTGGACAGCACGGTGTCCGGCGGGGTGATCTTTCCGGCAACGGCGGTCGGCTTGGCCACACCTTCGGTTTCCGACAGCGGCGCGGTCACCAGCCAATTCACGACGGCACCGGTCTCGTGCAGCTCTTCCAGCTTCTCGTGGTCGACGCTGTCGTAGATGATCTCGATGCTGGTGCTGCCGGTCTGCTTGCGGCCGGCGACGAACTGATCCCAGTCGTCGTCGTAGTCGGAGATATCGATCTCCGACGCCTGGCCATCGGGGAAGCCGACCGTACGCAGGCGGGTCACCTTGATGACCTCGGCCGCGGCGATGGCGACGAACAGCTGCGTGTGCTTCGACTTGATTACCTGTCCCATAGGGGTTTCCTTGTGTTGCGCCCGTCGCCGGGCATGAAAAAGGCCCCTTGCGGGGCCAGTGGGTTGCCGTTGTGTGGTTCAGCGCAGTTGCAGGAGCCTGGCGTCGAAGGAGATGCCAAAGGCGTCCGTGCCGTCGCTGTCAGGCGTCGGGTTGTAAGACTCGATGCTGCCCACGCGCTCGATCGCGTCGCGGATGGCGACGGCCGCGCCGTTGGCCTGCGTCATGGCTTTGCCCCACACGGTTAATCGGACTCGCCAGCCGTCGGCCGGCGGCGCATCGGACAGCATCGCGGTGGGCGATCCGCCGACCACCTCCCACGTCGCGTAGGGCAGTGCTGCATCCTGTGGCGCGGTTCCCGGCCACAACCGGATCGGGTCGCCCAGCACGTGCCGAACCGCTGCATCACCCTGCAGCAGGGACTGGATCAGGGGAACCATCATCGCCAGCCATCCTTCTTGAGCTGCTTGTCGAGCGCCGCCCAGGTTTCATTGATGATCACCTGCGCCGCCTCCGGCCCTTTGGCCTCGCCTGCCGGCGTGAGGAACGGCTCGGCCCTCATCTTTCTGGTGCCGAATTCCTTGAAGCGCCAGTAGTAGGCCCAGCCCGCCTCCTCATAGACCTTCCCGACGCGGCCGCGGCGCCGGTTGCGCTTGGTGTTGGCGTACTTGCGCCGGCGACCGGTCTTAACCCCGACCGTGTAGTACTCGCCGCCTTGGCCTACACCTGCGCGCTGCCTGCTCTTGGTGTTGGCCCGGCGGGTGACGATCTGCGAGGCCATGAACCCCGATGCTCTCGGGGCGCGGCGGCGGGCATCGTCACGGATGACGTTGCCACCTTTGCGCATGCCGGCTTGCACGGCTCGCCCTTGAATCGCCTTGGGCGCCTCCCGCAGTGAGCGCAGGAGGCCGTCCAGGCCGTCGATCTTCACTTGCTCAGCCATCGGACACCCCGGCATCGACCATCAGCGTGATATGCCCGCGTGCTGTCGCATCTGGCAGCACCGCACGAATCGCATACATCTGCCCGTCGAACACCACGCGCATGGTCGGCACTACCCCGGGCAGGTAAGGGATCTCGATGCGCGCAGTCACCTCTCCATGCTCGGCTGCGGCCGCGGTGAACTCCCGACCCGAGAGCGGAACCACCTCTGCCGGCACGTCAGCCTGCCATCTACGCCATTGCTTCACGTCCCCGCCGAGCGGATCACGCACCGGGCCGTAGTCCTGCAGCTCGATGCGATGCCGGTATTTGCCGGCCCGCCTCATGGCAGCACCCGCCGGTAGGGAAACATCAGCCGGTCCAGGGTCGGGTTCTCGGCCAACTGCGAGCCAGCCACCACCGCCTCGCGGTTGGCGTACAGGTCACCCAGCAACAGCAGTACGGCCGCGCGCAACGGCCCCGGAAGCGGGCCAGGTGTCGTCGTGAACTTGACCGGATAGGCGCCTGGCTCGCTGTCGAGCGCGGCCGGCTCAATCGGCAGCGGAGAGCGGCCCTCGCCGACAGGGGTCCACTCATAGGTCGCTGCTGCCAACGCATACCCCGTGGTGCGCTCCACCGACTCACGCGCGGCGGTGATGAAGGCGCCGATCAGCGCGTCGTCAGCATCGTGGATAACCACCAGGTGCGCCTTCGCTTCGCTCAGCGACACGGGTTCCTCTGCCGCCGGGGTCAACGTGCGCAGCATGAGTCAATCCTCCGGCGTGGCCGACTTGATGGCATTGGGGTGGGGGTCGATCAGCCCGCCAAGGCGCAGCGCCTCAACGTGTGCCGCGTTGACCTGGATCACTTGGCCAACTTTCCCGAGGTGGTTGTTACTGAGCACCAGCGCCGGCACGGTTTCCCCCTCCGGCGGAGCCGGTTCTTCATCCGGTGGCGGCAGGTCGTTGTCCGCCTTCACGGTTTCGGGCCTCTGGCTGTCTCCGCCCTCGTCCGTCTCCGGCTCACTGGCGGCTGCTGCCGCGTCAGCGCCGGGGCTTTCGGCGTCCGGCTGCTCGCCCTGGCCAGCCGCTGCGTCCACTACCGCAGCAGGCGCTTCCTGCGCGTCGGCCGGACCGCTGGCCGCCTGCGCGGAGGTGTTCTTCTGCTTTGCCATGATCGTCTCCGAGGGACGCCCGCGCTGGGGCGTCCCTCCGTTCGTGGGCCGAGGCGGTTAAGCCGCAGCGCCGTGCTTGAAGGTCTTCACCGCGCCGCCCACGTCGACCAGGTTGCCGCCGGAGCGCATCCAAGCCATGAAGCCGACCTGGCCCTTCTTCACATAGGCCGAGTCGTTGAAGCGGAACAGGGTCACGGCCATCACGTCGCGGATCTTGTAGTAGCTGAAGTCGCCGAACGCGATCGAGGTGGCGCCTGCGGCCGGGGCCGGGGCGTGCTGATTGATCTGGATATCGCGGTTCAGCAGCCGGTCCGGCGCACCGCCCGGATTGCCCTGCTCGTAACCCGGCACGAAGATCGGCCGGCCCTGGTCGTCCTTCACCTTGCGAATCAGCTTCAGCATGTCGTCGTGGAACATCCACTTAGCCAGCTGGCGGTATGCCGGATCGACGCTGTGTTCCAAGTCCACCAGGTCGTCGTAGGTGATGACCGGCAGCGCTGAGACGGCGCCGATCTTGCCGACAGCCGCGGCGGTGAAGGCGCCCATCGGCTGGCCAACGCCGGTGCCGACGGAGTAGTGGCGGTTGGTGACACGGCCCAGGCGGGTCTGCAGGCGCTTCTCGATGAAGCCGGCGATATCGGCCGTGCTGTCCTGCAGCAGCTCCCACGGCACGGTCACCACCTTGGAGCTGTACTTGTACACCTGCAGGCCCTTGGTGCCGAAGGCCACGTCCTGGTCGTTCGCCGACTGGTTTTCAGCGACCAGTTCGCCCTCTTCCGAGGTGCCATCGCTGGTCGGGTACTGCATCGGCTCGCCGCCGGCAGTGCTGAACACATCAGCCACCTGGCGCATGCCGCCGAATGCCTTCAGGGCATCCAGGATCTGCTCGGCCAGCGTGGTCGGAACGGTGTAGCCACCCTGCTCCGGGTTGACGGCCGGATTGCCCGACATGGCCGCGTTGACCTGCTTCCAGTCCTCGGCGCTCAGGGCGCTGTCACCGCCACGCGCCCAGCGGTCGAACAGGCGCTCCTCGTTGGACAGCTCCCGGCCGCCGCGGTTGCCGGTGTCGTGTTCACGCACGCCCTGCTCGCGCAGTGCCTCGTCGGCCGTCAGGTCCATGACCTTCTGATGACGCTCGATCGCCGCATCGATGCGCTCGATCTCGGCGATGTTGCTGTCGTACTTGGCCTGGTTCTCCGGGGTCCACTTGTTGCCGTCACCGGTGCTGGTGTCGAGCAGGTTACGGGTTTCCTTTGCCAGCGCGGTGCGGCGCTCCCGCTCGGCCTGAATGTTGAAGGGCATTGGTGATTTCCTCGTGTCGAAAAAAAACCGCCTTTCGGCGGTCGGGATGAACTGCGGGCGGGAGTCGCTTACGCAGCGGAGCGTTCCAGCAGCGCCAGACGGCGCGACAGGTTGGCCTTGTGGGCGGCGGCGGCGGCGCCGTCGTCGGGTTCGGGGGTGCGGTTGGCCAGCGCAGCAGGCGCGTTGTCGTAGGCGGAAAGGTCCCAGTGGTTGGATGCCTTCTTCTTGCCGACGACCTCCACCACGCGGTCAGCGAAACCGTGTTCCTTGGCTTCGTCGGCCGTGAACCAGGTCTCTTCATCCATCCACTGGACGATCTGCGCTCCATCCTTGCCAGTGCGGCGCGTGTAGTCGCCGGCCAGGCCGGTATCGATCTTCGCCAGCAGCTCACCGGTCTTGGTCATGTCTGCCTTGTTGCCGATCGCGATGGTCCAGGCGTTGTGGATCATGAACGCGCCGCCTTGGCTGATCTCGACCTTGTCGCACGCCATGCAGACCCCGGTCATAGCCGAGGCAGCCAAGCCATCGATGTGGGCGATGACAGTGGCCTTGTGCTGGGCGATGGCAGTCATCATGGATCGTGCCGCAAACACGTCACCGCCGGGCGAGTCGATGCGCAGATGAATCACATCCGCATCGATGCCGGCCATGGCCTGCGCAAACATCGTCTCGTCAATGTCGCCCCACCACCCGCCGATGACGCCGTGCAGGTAGATGGTTGCCTCCTTACCTTCGGTCTCCGCCCGGATGGGCTTGGACTGGCCGGCGTTGTTCTTGGCCAGCTGCAGCAGCTTAGGAATCGGCATCGTCAGGGTTCCTTTCGGGGTCATCTCCGCCCGGCTTAGCCGGTGGCGCGGGTTCTTTCGGTTGGTAGAGCTTGTCGCCGCCCTCGATGGGAGGCAGGTTCTTGAGGCGGCGGACCTCGTTCACGACCATCCACCCTTGGGTGCCAGGACCACCCAACGCCTTGCTGAAGTACTCGGCCTGCGTCTTCGAGTCGCCGGCCATGAACATGTCCACGTTGTGCTCAACGAAGTAGCGCGGCGTGCGGAACAGCTTGCGGTTCAACTCGTCCTTGATCCGCTTCAGGTGCGGGCCCAGCGTGTACTTCACGAACCCGATGCCCATGCTCTCGATGCCACTGCCCCAGCTGGTCGCCTTGGTGGTTTCACCGATCATGTGTGGCGGCACACCGAATGCACGGGCGACGTCGATCACCTGCCACTGCCGGGACTCCAGCAGCTGCTGGTCGACCGCTGACATGGTCAGTTCGTGAACCTCCAGCCCCTCGGTCAGAACCAGCGGAATGCGACGGTTACCCTGCACCCCGCCGTACTTCTTGACCCAGGCATCGCGAAAATCGTCCTGCTGCTCCTTGGTCATCTTGTTGGGCGTTCGGATGGCCACTTCGGGCTTGCCGCCCTCGCTGAAGAACTTGCCGGCGTGCTCGTCACCTTGGATGGCGATGCCGATGCCGTTCCGCGCGCCCCACTGGATCACCGACATGCCGTGCACGCCGTTGAAGCCGAAGCCGGGGAAATGGAGCACATCGTCCTGGTCGACGGTGAAGTAACCGTCCGCGTCGTGGAACGTGTACTGCAGGCGGGTCGGTTCCCGCGGGCTGGTCTTCTCCTGCTTGAGGATCATCACCCTGTCGCGAGGCCAGGGAATCAGCCCGGTCGCCACGCCGGCGCGGTTGCGTGTCACGTACACCACGCCATCACCGCGCAGCAGCATCTGGCCGACGATGAACTCCCAGCCAGTGGCGCTCGACCAGCCGGAGGAGAACTGCTCGTTCAGCAGCCACCAGTAATCATGCTCCGCCCGCTTGCGATGGCCGTCCACCCGCTCGAACACAGGTAGCGGCAGCTGGGCGATCGCACCGGCCAGCAGCGAAACGGCGGCGAACACCGCCGAAACCCGCATCGCCGATTCCGGGCTCACTACGGCCCCAGATGCCGTCATCGGGTTCCCGAACACCTCGAACATGCGCATGTCGGAGGACTGGATCACCTCGTCGTCGACCAGGTTGCTGATCGTCGGCTCGATACGGTCGCGGGCGTCGGCCCGCCGGTTCTTCTCGAATAGTCCGAACATCAGTCGATCACCACGAAGCCTTGTTGGGTTGTGCCGGTGTCCCGCGCCTGCATGGCGCGGCCCATGGCCATGATTAGCGCCACCGCGCCGTCGATCTTGCTTTCCATCTTTTCCTTGCGGGGATAGACGTGTTCCTTGGCATCCACGCGCGCCACGACATTGCCCATCATCCAGGTCATGGCCGCGTTGCCGTCGTGCCACAGGCGCCGCGATAGGATGAGCGCCTCCACTTCTTTCATGGGCTCGGAGAGATTGCGCACCGACTGCGCCATCTCCACGGTCGGCAGCCCTTCCTGTTCAAGGCGCGTCATCAGGTAGGCCGCTTGCGCCGGGTCAAAGGCAATGTCCCGCACGTCGACGCCCTGTGCCGCAAGCTCTTTCAGCTCCTCTTCGATGAACGCGTAGTCCGTCATGTTCCCTGGCGTGGACACGATCAGCTCGTCCAGCAGGAACTGCTGGTACTTCTCGTTTTCTTCCACGGCCGACTCCGGCACGTAGAACCGGGGAACGACGTAGTAGCTATCGCCCTTCTCGAACAGCAGCACCACGGCAGCCACGTCCAGCTTGGATGCCAGATCGACGCCGACCCAGCACGGACAGCCCGCAAAGTCGGACACATCAAACCGTCGCTTCTGCCGCTGCCAGGCCAGCATGTTCATCCATGCCAGCTTGGCGCCGACCCAGTCGTTCAGGTGCTTGGTACGGAACGCGCTTTGCTTGCTGGCCGACCGCTTTGCCTTGGCGAGCTGGTCGAGCAGGAACTGCTCGAACACGGAAACGCCGTAGTTCGGGTTGGCCTTGCGCAGGCTCGCCGGATCGTCCCAGCGGTCGCCCTCGTCAATGCAGTAGATGGCCGCGAACACCGTCTCATCGGTCACCTCGCCGCGCAGGATGCGGATGGCATCGCCTCGCATCTCGAAGCATGGGCCGGAGAGGTTGGTGCCTGCCGTGGTGATGATCGACAGCAGGGGTTGCTCGCGCGCGCCCATGCCGGTTTCCATGGCGTCGACCATGTGGTCATCGTCATGTTCGTGGTACTCGTCCACCAGCGCCGCGTGCGGGCTGGAACCGTCGCCGGGCTTGCCGATCATGGTCTCGAACTTGGACATGTCCTCCATGACGAACAGCGGCCCCGGGTTCTTCGGGTTTCCCGCCTGTTCGATACCGAAGCGGGCGCGCAATGCCGGCAGCTTCTGAACCATTTGCCAGGCCGGGCGGAACACCTCGTACGCCTGTTTCTCGCTGGTAGCGCCCGAGTAGACCTCCGCGCCCGCCTCGCCGTCTGCGCAGAACAGGTACAGGCCACGGGCAGCCAGTCGCAACGACTTGCCGTTCTTGCGCGGGATCTCCTCGTATGCGCGGCGGAAGCGCCGGTGCCCGGTCTTCTTGTGGACCCAGCCGAACAGATTGCACTCGATGAAGTGCTGCCAGGGCTCCAGCACCAGCAGGCGCTTCTGCGCCGCCCACTTACCTTTCGTGTGCGGCATCTTCTCCATAAAGCGCACCGCGCGGTCCGCCTTCTCGGCGTCGTACTTGTAGGGCCAGTCGGCCCCCTTGCGCTTCAGGTCATCCAGGAACCGTTGGCACGCCAGACGGATGAACTCGCCGGCCGGGATCCTTCCTGACGTGACGCCCTTGGCGTATGCCTTGGCTGATTCGCTCGGCGTCATGGATCAGAACTCGTCGAATGGGTTGCCCTCCGGGGTCTTTTCGGTCCCCAGCTTCTGGCGGTCGGCTGGGGTCAGGCCCAGCCGCGCCAGGCAGCCGATCAGGTGGGAGTACTTGGTCGCAACGAACTCGCCGCGGTTGGCACGGAACTCGGAAAGCAGCGATGACGCCACCTCCATGATGAAACGGTCGGCGCTGGTCAGGACGCCCGGCAAGGCGCACTTCTCCAGCTCCTTCCAGACCACCGCGACCTCGTCCGGCAGATGCCCGGGCACCTTGCCCAGGGCCTTCCCCGTCTTTGGCACCTCGGCCCTGTAACGCTGCGGGTTGCGCTTGTCCGCCCCTTTGAGCTTTGCCAGCTCGGCGGGCTGCTTGTGCCTGGCCATCGCCGGTCAGCTCCAAATCCAAAATTCAAATTCTGTGGACACGAGAAGAAAGGGGGGCGCGCGTATCGGGCGAGGAAGGCCCTCAACTTTTACCCTCCCCCCTCCCTTTCCGTTCAGCTTTCGGTGGATAACTCGCCACTCGTCCAGCTCCGCCATGTGGGCGGGCATCCCTGCCGAACCCGCCGTTCTCCCGCGCCGTCTTGGCGCTATGGCACGGCCGGCACAGCGGCTGCAGGTTGCTATCGGCGTTGTTGCCGTCGTCCCCGTCGATGTGGTCGACCTCAGTGGCCGGTCGCACCCTGCCCTGCCCGGCGCAGCATCTGCACAGGGGCTCACGAGCCAGCACCACCGCACGGAGCCGGCGCCACAGCGAGCAGTTGGTGGGCAGGGCGCGGCGTGCCTGCCTCTTGCGGACCTGGGCGGTGGTCTCCTTGTACGGGCGCCAGCCGGCCGCACGGTGCTGGGGTGGCCGGGTTGGCATCAGTAAGGCTTCCCGTCCAGGTCGACTCGCTCCGGCTCGGCACCTTCGTCATGCACCGGCGTGCCGGCCTCCTCGCCCAGCAGCTGCGCCACTGCCTGCACCAGCAGGCCAACGTGCATTGCCAGCTCGGCGATCTGCTTGCCCTGCTGCTCGATGATCCCGACCAGTCGGTCGATACGGCTGTCGGTGCTGCTCTCAATCAGCCCCGCCAGGGCCGTAGCAGCCGCAGCGCGCGCCACCTCTTCAATCCGTGCAGCGTCCATCACCAACCCTCGTCGTTCGCAATGCCAGCCCGCGTTGTATCCACCACTCGACCCGCTCCCAGTCCGGCTCCAAGCCCGTCGCCCGGGCAGTCCACATGACGGCAGCCAGATACCACCGCAGCCACCAGCGCAGGCGGACCGACGCAGTCACTGTCGCGTGCATCAGAATTCCTCCACTTCCCAGCCACCGCCGTCGCGCTTGCGCCTGACCTGCACCGCGATGAAGCGGAACGGGGACATGGCCGCGGCAATCTGGATCTTGGCCCTGGCATCGTCCTGCCAGTGGCCCTTCACCTCGTGGCACTCCATGACGCCGTCGGCAGCCATGACTGCAAAGTCCGGGGTGTAGAACGTGTTGTCGGCCAAGCGCAGCTTCATGCCCTCGAACCGGTGCCACTGCACCTCGCCTGCCGCTTGCAGCGCGCGCAGCCGCTCGGCATACGCGGCCTCGGTCTTGTTCATCTCCCCAGTCTTCAGCCGGCCCAGCGCCAGCGCGCGGCGCCCCGCACCGACCTTGCCGGCCATCATTTCGCTCCCAATTGCCGAATCTCGCTCAGCTGCTTGTTGCACTGCTGCAGACTCAGGATGTTGGCGTTATAGGCAGACACCACCTGTTCGACAGTGCGATCCCGTGCCCTGGCAATCGGGCACAGCTCGGTTAACGCAGGAGGCGGCGCCACCGCCTTTTCAACCGTGACGTAAACGGCCTTCGGCATGACCGGCTTCGGACTCCCGCTGCAGCTGCCGAACCCGCACAGCGGCAAGGCCGCAGCCAGGATCACAGCAACGGAATGGCGTCGCATAGGTTCTGCTCCAACTGCTGCCGGCATCCCGGCTGGGTCTTGGCCACCTGCAGGGCCTCCTCTGCCTGGATCGCGCGGCGTTTGCTCTGCTCCGCTGCCGCTTCAGCCCGGCGCGCAGCCTCATTCGCTGCGGACTTCTGACGGACCGACTCATCGATGGCCGCCTGGGTCTGGCGGTTTACGTCCTCCAGTAGCAGCCCGCAGGCGTTGGCCGCGCGCAGGTTCTCGGCCGCGTCAGCCTCTGCTGCAGCGCGCGCCTGATCGGCCTTGGCGATGGTGGCCTGGTCCTTGGCGGCTCGACGGTCGCTACCGTGCTGGCAGCCCGTGACGAACAGGCCACCGGCCAGCGCAAGGGCGGCCAGCAATTTGAGCAAGTCGGCGTATGGGCGTAGTGGGTCCACCATTGGGCATCTACATAAATGGATCGCCCTCCCTGGGGTACGCTGTGCGTGCTACCGACACAGCCCAAGGAGGGCGAAATGACTGAAATTGTTGGTTTTGACGAGAAGAGCTTCTTGGCAGGATTTGAGGCACAAGGGAAACAACGCGCACTCGAGCTGTTGCTATCCGCGCTGATTACCACGCATCCAGAGCCTCACAAGTTCCGGATCGCTATCGACCACTTGATGAGGGAAGAGGAGAGCCTCTTCTACAAGGCCGCTGAGTCACTTGAAGGCGATTCCGCCTCATCCGCACACGCCATCGGCAAAGCCAAATATGCCGCTATGCGCGACAAAGCTGAAAAGGTCATTTCAGCAACTGTCGGATGGGATCCGTAAGGCTCGTCTCTTTGCATAGATCCATGAGGGCCGAATGAGTATCTTCGGCCCTTCTTTTCGCCTTCGAAGGCTTATTCAACCAGTTCCGCAGCCACAGGCGCGGATTCCATTTGTCGTTCATTCCGAACCTCCTGCTCTGATCGTGTCGCTATCCGGGTCAAACGGCGGCGGCTCAAGGCCGGCCGCGCGCATCAGCCCCTCCAGCCTGTAGATGTGGCGGATCAAGCGAAGCTCCCTGGCCTCCATCCGTCCAACTCGCTCTCCCAGCCGCGTCACTTCCTCGCGCATCAGCTGGATCACGTTGACCTCGGCCCCTTCTCTGGCTGTCTCTACGAACTGCTTGCGCCACCACAGCGCCACACCGCCAGCCCCAACCATCAGGCCGCCGACGGCCGTGCCGATTGCCTGCCAGTCCACGTCGACCCCGATCACGGCGCCACCGTCCCGCCGGCCTTGCGGTACACGGCCAACAGGTCGGCAAGCTTGTGTTCGTGCTGGCCGTAGCCGGCGCCAGGCAGGCTCGCCCAGATATTGCGGACTGCCTTGATTGCCTCCGGGATCTTGCCCGCCTGGATCAGCGGCAGCGCGCGACGCTCCCGGATCTGCTGCAGCGCGATCAAGTCCTGGCTCAGCGGCGAGAAATCGTTCAGGCCGAGTGTCTTCTTGTAGGCGTCGAAATAGCGGCGCAGCAGCTGGTAGCGGCCTGCCGCGGTGGACTGGATCTTGAGCTTCGGAAGGTCCACCAGCACGCGCGGATGGTCGGCGTAGCCACGGAACAAGCCACCGCCGACCAACACGTCATAGCCGCGGTCGTTGGTCGGCTGCCGACCGTTGTCCGTACCTTCGGACCAGGCCAGCATGTCGAGGAAGGCCACGACGTTCACGCCGCCAGCCTGTTGGGGAGTGATCTGCGTCATCTCGGTTCCTGCGGAGGTTCAACCCCGCCGCGCCGAGCGGGGCATGGATACCCTGCCGGACCCGATGCCCGGCTAGGTTGTGTAGATCAGCTCGCTCCGAGCAACGCCTTGGCCACCACCCACGGTGTAGCGGATGGGCACGCTGACCCGACTGAAGCGATCGAACAGCGCGCGCATGGCGGGGTGGTCGTTGATGGTCAGGATTGCCCGGCCTTTGAGCTGGCTCATGGTTTCAGCCAACAGCTCGTACTGATCCATGCCGAACTCGCTTCCATAGCCCGTGGTCTCCCAGTACGGAGGATCGAGCAGGAACAACGTTTCGGGCCGATCGTACTTCTCGATACACCGCTGCCAAGTCAGCTGCTCGATCACCACCCCCTGTAGCCGGAGGTGGGCATCACTCAGATCCTGTTCCAGTCGGAGCAGGTTGATGCGTTTTGTCGCCGTAGGGCCAACGCCCAGCGACTGCCCGTCCACCTTTCCACCGAAGCTCAGCTTCTGCAGGTAGTAGAACCGCGCGGCGCGCTGGATATCAGTCAGCGTTTCGACGTGCTGCAGCTGAGCCCACCGGTACATTTCCCGGCTGGTCAGTGACCAACGGAAGTGCCGAACGAACTCGTCCAGGTGATTGGCCACCACGCGGTAGAGCCGAACCAGCTCGCCGTGCGTGTCATTCAGGACTTCAATCTTGGCCGGTGCACGCTCGAACAGCATGGCGGCGCTGCCGGCGAAGGCTTCGACGTAGCAGGTGTGTGGCCGCTCATCGATCAGCGGCAGCAGATGCTTCGCCAGGCGTGTTTTGCCACCCGGCCAGGGAAACAGTGTCTTGGTCTTCAAATCTCAGCTCATGCGACATTAGTTAAGCAAGCTTCACTCGCTCTCCGGAGAGCGGCAGGGCTTGAGCCAATGGCACGCGGCTGGAACGCGTGTACGGCGGCGGTGCTCCGGTGCTTGCAGGCATCGGGGCGCCGCCCTGTTTGTTTACGGATGGGCGCGGTTTGCGCCGGCGTACCAGTTCTTCAACTCCGGCAATTCCCGGAGTTGCGGAGCCAGATACGCGAACGGCCCACCGATTGGCGAGCCGTGTAGATGGGACTCTCCCCACCATGCCGAGAACTGTAGCAGCTTGTTGGCAACGGTCAAGAGCGCGGCTTGCGAGCGGCGGGAAGAAGGGGGCGGAACCGAAGTTCCGCGACGGGGAGCTGCTGCTCGACCTGTGGATGGCGATGAACGGGCGCAGCCGGCACGAGGCACCGAGGACGTGACGACCGGCACAGCCGAACGCTGCGGCCGTAGACTCAGATTTCTGCCAGAGGAGACGAAGACATGCTGATTAAAGCGACCGCGTTTGCGGTGGGAAGGGACTTTGACAGGCCGCTTGGGTCGTTGATCCAGTCGGAGGGGGGCTGGTTTCTTCGAGCGCAAATCAAGGACCGGGAGGATATGTCGGACGTAGCGGTCGCGATGAGCGGCAAGGAACTGGGGGAGATCCGATATCTGGAGAGCCCTTCCAGCTGCGTCCACCTCGCTGACGGCGTGAGGGTCGAATTCCGGGTTCTTGGGGCTATCGAGGGGCCAGGGAAGCCGCCCGTCGGCGCCTTGGTGTGGTCTACGGATGGCAATGAGCAAGCCATTACGCTCCACGGGAGTTATTTGACGACGGCTGGAACCGAATCCAAGGATTTCAGCAAAGAGCGCGCGTTCTACTCCAAGAGTTGGGGGGCATACCTCGTCGGAGAGGATGGAAAGGACTTGGCCCGCGAGCCCTTGTTCTTCAACGAAATCGACAAGAAAGGCTGAGGCGGGCCGACCGAGGGCCCGAGATAGGCGGAATTCCGTCTATTGCTCAGAAAGGTCCGGTTTCAAACCGGGCCTTTCTCCGGTTTGGAACCGGGAAAACAACCGTCCCCCATAAGGAGGACGGTTGGGCTTGGTCAGCGTGGCGGCACCACGTACTTGCCGTTCTTGACGCCGTCCAGGATCGCGTCCTTCACCTTGCGGAATTCATCCTCGGCCGTGCGGTAGAGGTTGTCCGGCAGATTGGCCTCAACGAGGCGCCCCTGCAGCTGGGTGCGGCCCATCTCGAAGTTCATCTTCAGGATATCGGCCATCGCTGCCGGTTCGTTCCTGCGGGGGCTGCCGATGAAAGCCAGGAGGGCACGCTCCTGTGCAACGTCGCGGCCAATAGAGCGTGCGAGTTTCGTCTGATCGTCCGTGTTCAAGCGCGGTTCTCCGCTGTTGGGTGAGGCTCAATCGTACCGCCGTGGGGCAGCACGGGGCATTGGCAGATAGTCGGAAACCCGCGCGGTGCGGTGCGCAGACCGACCGCGCACCCACCGTGCTGGAGCCAGCTATGCCCATCCCGGCTTCAAGCCGGTGATGAGCGTTGAGGACTCAAACGCCACGCCCGGCCCGGTGAATTCGCCGGGCCATCTGTCATCGCCCCCTGAGGATCGCCAAGGCGCTCGGCCCCAGCTTCTCCCATGCCGCCGACCCGCCCACAACCTCCTCAAAGACCCGGTTGAGCTCGTCCCGGAAGGTTCTGCCTTCGGAACCATAGTCGAACCGGTAGCCCTCCCCCACAACGTAGCGTTCAGCCCACTGACGGCGAAGCCGGCGCACGAGCAGCTTTGCTCTCGATTCGCTACCCACCCAGGCCCATTGAACGGCAACTAAGCTGGGCCGGCGGCGGATGCTGCCTTCGGGGTTCCGGGTGACGCTGATTCGGACGACCCCATCGGCGCCGCAGGCTACGCACAGGTACACGGCATCGCGAGCGGCCTGAGCCAAAGTCAGATTCCTCATGCGCGCCGCGCCTCCATGAATGCAATCCCCTTGTCCAGCTCCTTTCGGTACTGCCACTTCGTGAAAGACGCGCCAAGCTTCTTGGCGACGGCTGCTGCCCGCTGCGCCTGGCTACCCCGCCCGGTGAACTCCTCCAGCACCACCAGCGCGCGCACCACGTTCTGCCGGTAGAGGTCGGACAGCGCGCGGTCGATCCATCGATACTCGTCTGGCGAACCAACCATCACGGCGGCGGTGGCTGATCGGGAGACCATGGTGCGGGTCTCAGTGCAAGGGATGGGATCAACCGCCCAGGGCGCGACGGGCAGCACTGCCCCGTTGCGGTTCACCCGGCCGGCGCCGACCCCCAGCAGCATGCGCCGGTCGTGTCCGTCGCGGAGCAATGGCGGGCGGTCACGCTTCGTGCCCTGGGCGAATTGCTGAGCCCGGGCCAGCGGGTGTTCGTCCCTGCTCGGCGCCTCCTCCGGGGCGAGCGGTGCGCAGAACCGATGCTCCTGGTAATGGCCCCAGTGTTTCAGCTGCTCCTTCAGCGACAGGCTCATTTCCCGCCCCCAGCGTGCGCAGCGGCCAGCCTCTCCATCTGCTCCAACTTCACCGCCTGTTGCCGTGCCAGCGATGCCGACGTGCGGTATGCCTCAGCAGTCGTAGACCGCTGTCCCCGATCCCGCCACAACAGGCGGTCGAGCCGGTCCGCCTGCTTGTCGAGCGTGTCGGCGAAGTGCCTGAGCGCTTGGGACCCCGTTGGGACGAAGCTCATCGGATCCCCCCCGCGTAAGTCTTGCGGCCTGGGCCATAGCTTGTCCGGCGCCGCGGTTGGTCGTCGTTCGCGGCCTCTGGCTTGCGCGGCAGCGGGCCGTCCCAGTTGTCGATGCGCATCTGATCGAAACGGTTCTGCAAGCTGATCCGCTCACCAGCGCGGATGTTGCGCCCCTTTGCAAAGTGCATCTCCACGACGCCCTGGAGATGAGTCTGCTGTTCGGGCGTGTCGTAGTAGTCCTCACGGTGCAGCAGCACGACGACGTCGGCCTTCTGCTCGAGCTCTCCGGACTCGCGCAGGTCGGATAGGGTCGGGCGTCTGTCAGTGCGCCCCGTGACACTCCGGTTCAACTGAGCCAGGGCCACCAGCGGGATTTTCCATTCCTTCGCCAGGTCCTTCCCCTTCTGCAGGATGCGACCGTACTCAAAGCGGGCCATTCGCGGGTCCACGTCGAAGTCGTGGATGTGGTCGATCACAAGCAGCTGCAACGGCTTGCGTTGATGCATGCGCCTTGCACGCGCCTCGAACTGGCGGACGTTCAAGGAGGCGGTGTCATCGATGTACAGGGGCGCTGCCTTGAGGTCTCGAATCGTGGGGGTCATGCGGCTTTGGTAGATCTCGCTGTCCTCGCCGGAATGCCTTGGCCTCGTGACCCACTCGTGGGGGATATGACCAACGGAAGCGACGTTGCGGTCGTGGCAGTCATCGATGCTCATCTCGAGACTGAAGAGCCCGACTGTGAGGCCCTTTAGGGCACTGAACACAGCGACGTTCAAGGCAGCAATGCTCTTGCCCATGCTGGGTCGGCCAGCGATCAGGTACGCCGTAGATGGCTGCAGCCCGTGGGTCACGCGGTTGAATTCAGCCCAAGGCGTTTCTAGGCCGGTCAGCCCGCCGCCCGAGTGGTATCGCTCTTCCCACCGCTTGTACCAGCCGTACATGGTCTCCCCGGCAAGGCGAAGCCCGCCACGCTGGGCTGGCTGCAGCCCTGCAATGTCCTGCGTCAGCTCCGCCAGTAGCTCCGGGAACTCTCGCCCGTCCTGCTGCCGAGCGGATTCCACCGCCTTGCGGCCAACGTCAGCCAACCGGCGCCGACCGGCGTACTGCATGACGATCTCCGCGTATGCGACCACGTTGGCAGCCGAGGGCGTCGTGCTGGCCAGCTCCGTGATGTACGTGCCGTCGCCCACCAATCCCAGCTTCCCCCGCGATTCAAACCACTCGCCAATGGTCACCGCATCGAACGGGCGTTGCTTCTCCGCCAGCGTCCGGATCGATTCGAAGATCAGCTGGTGATCGTGCCGGTAGAAGTCCTCAGCAGACAGCGTGTCCGACACAAGCGGCCAAGCTTCTGGGGCCAGCATCAGGCCACCAAGGACAGCCTGCTCCGCCTCAACACTGTGAGGCGGAAGATTGGGGTCAAAGCGCATCAGCCCTGCTCCCCGTTACGGTTGTTGTGGTAGGTGCCTTCGATGACCTTCAGCAGGTTCTCTTCGGACTTGATCAGCCAAGGCAGAGACACCTGGAAGCTGTTCACCTTGCCCATGAGGTAGTCGCTGCCTCGCATCCACTCGAACAGACCACGCCACCACTCAACCGTCTGCCTTGAGGCATCGGCCTTCCAGCGCGCGCGCAGGTGCTTTTTCCGGCTGTCGCTCCACCCGTGAACGACGGGACAGTTCGGCAGTTCCTTGTGGTACGCGGCGATGATCGCCTCGTGGGGGCAACCGACGTACGTCCTGCCGCCAAGTAGATCGCCCTGCTCGTCACTCTCGTCAGCACCGGCATCCGCCCCGTCGTCACTGGCAAGTGACGATCCTGTTTCACCTTCCTGGTTTGATTCCTGGTTTGTAGTGCTGTCAGCCCCCACCCTGGGGGCTGTGTGCCCCGACCCGTCAGTGCAGTCAGCACCCACCCCCCGCACTTCTGGCACCCACTCGCCAGGCTTTCCCACCCCAGACAGCTCCAAGTACAGGTCGTACTGATTCGGCAGGTTTACGCCCTCGTGAGAGCGGCGGATCACGCCGAGCAGGCCGACAGCTTCCAGTGCTGAAATCGCGCGCTTGATGCTATCTGCACTCATCCCACAGTCCGTTGCCAGCTTCTTGTGCGCAGGGTCGCAGCGGCCGGTGTCGGCGTTCGTTCGGTTCGCGAGCATGATCAGCACGAGCTTCTGTTGCGCGGGCAATTTCCATTTCACCGCCCAGGCCATAGCCTCGAAACTCATGCCGAAGCCCCCGACACTTCTGGGAACGCGGCAAGCATTAAGATGGCGAAGGCGCCCAAGTGCTCTGTCGTGATCCAGCGTTTGCTGGACAATTGCTGGATCCACTCCAGCGCCTGTTGCGGTCCGGAGCAGTAGAAATCGTAGGTGGGCTCGTCACCCGGCCGGCTACGGTCGTAGATCTCGACTGCGATGCGTCCATCTGGGAGGCGCTCCTGCAGGCGGACCAATGGCCTCGCCTGGCGCTCCTTGATCATCTTGATGGCATCGTTCATGACCGCGCTGATGTGGCGCGGGCCGGGGTTCGGGTTTCCCCGATTAGTTTCGTGTGGCATAGTGGCCTCGCTCTGAACGAAGCCTCCGCAACTGTCTGCCCGACAGCGGGGGCTTCGTCGTATCTGGACGTTGGGTTTCCCACCGAGCGCGTCACGCTCGTAGCGCCAGACACCCACATGGCCACTTCCACATGCAGGGTGGTCGCCGTCCTTGCCCCATCGCACCCGATCCTTCGGATGAGTTCACACATGCGCCGCTCCTACAGCGCAGAATTGCCGGCTGTCAGGTGGCCGTGCTGGCCTGATTGCTATTGGAATCGGGGTCGGCACCATGGCCGACTGCCTCGAATTCCTCTGGGAAGCGAAGCCGCAGGTACTTCCACCAGGGGAGTGGAATGCCTTGGGTCTTCCATTGGCTGACCGCCGAATGAGTGACCTCGCATTCACGGGCAACGGCGGAGGTCCCGCCGATCGCCTCGATAAGGGCCGCGTCCCGGTGGTCAAAGCCGCGCCGGTAAGACTTCTTTCGAGCGCCGGTGTTGATGTTCATGCCCAGAATGTTAGGATCATAATCAGCGGAGTGCAATATGCTGACCGCAATTCCCGTCACTTTCCAAACATCATGAGCCAAATGGACTTCGCACAAAGGGTCACGATGGCCCGCCACCGGGTCGGAATGACCATGGCCCAAGCCGCTGAACTCATCGGCTGCTCCCGCCCGCTTCTCGCGCAGTGGGAGTCGGGACGCTCAAAGTCACTCGGCGGCAAGTACCTCCTCGGGGCAGCGCGCGCCTACAAGGTAAACCCGGAGTGGCTCGCCGAGCTGACCGATGAAGACGGATACCCCTGGGACCCTTCCGGGCGTCAAATCTCTAAAGTCTCTGAGACTGAGACACCGCCGGGATACCTTCGCTTCGATCTGTATGAAGGAGCGGCAGGAATGGGACCAGGAGTCATCAATCAGGACTATCCGGAAGTAGTTCGGACGTTGGAGGTGGCGGAATGGGAGGTCAGGCGCAAGCTCGGCTTTCTCCCCCGGCCCGGCCGAATTCAGATCATCACCGGCCGTGGTCCTTCAATGCGCCCGAAGATCGAGGACGGGGACGTCGTCTGGATCGATACCGCGTGCGACTACTTCGACGGGGACGACTACTACCTGATCAACATCGAGGGTGAAACATCCATCAAGATGCTTCAGCGCCGTTCCGATGGGATCTATGTGGTCTCGGTCAATCCAGAGTTCCCCGCCTGGCGCCCCGATCCGGAAAGCCTGCAGATCAAGGGACGGGCGTTGGTGCACGCCGGTTTCCGGCGGTTCTAAGCGAACCTTACGACCCACGATACGGACCCCGCCCAGCGCGGGGTTTTTCCTGGGCACAGCCAGAATATAAACGAACGCTGAACACGTGTTAGGAAAGTACCAACCGCTGCTGTTAGCGTATTGACGCAATAGTGTTTGTATTCTAACTTCCCCCCATCAGGCCGGACTCACCGGCCGAGTGGGAGCCACAGATGGAAACAGCAAAGCAATCCTGGCGCAGCAGCTACCGAGACGCGCGCAAGCTGGCGCGCTTCATCGAGACCTTCCACGGTCAACTGAGCACGCGGCCGGTCGGCGAGCAAACCTTCCCGCAGTGCAAAGGGTTTCAGTTCTCGCGGCTGTCTGGCGACAACCTTCGTGGGGTCGGTGAGGGCTTGTTCGCCCCCTCCGCCAAGTGCCATCGCTCGCGCCTCGCATGCCTCCGCCATCAGCGCCCGAGGCTTCCGGCATGAAATCCAACTGCCGTCGCAATCGAGCCAGTTACGACCACGAGTCACGGCCGCGGGCATCTACGCTGGTTCGAGTCGGGTGGGTGCTAGTCGCCTGCATCGCAGCCGCAGTCGTGCCACTCCGCATCGCCGAAATCGTGGCTGCAAACCAGCCTAGGGCAATTTTTTGCCTCGCTGCGCCGAGTGACGCATCTGCCCCGACTTTTACAGTTTCTCACGACAACCTGAACAAAGGAAACCTGAAAGATGAGTAGGGATTTGCCTACCCCTGTTGGAAAACCAATCGTCATGAGAGTCAAGGCGGGAACCACCGTCTTCATCGGAAATGGCGTCCAAGTACAGCTGCGCGGCGCCCACAGAAACCGAGCGGAGATCCACATCTACGCCCCATCGAACATGGACGTAGACCGGGCCGTGACCTTCGAGCCGGATTGGAAGCTCAAAAACAGTGACGGCCCGAGCGCGGGAACGCTCGAGCCGTCTGCCACGCCGCACCCGTAATCGACCAGATCAAGGAAGCCAACATGGCGAACAACAGTGTACCGCCGGCAGTGCCGGCCGCAGTCCCCCGCCTCGCAGATAGCGAGCACTACCTGACCTCGATGTGGAGGGACAACCCCCTCTCGGACTTTCTGACCAATCGGCTGGTCCGCGTTGACCGGAACACTAAAGCCACCGTAGCGATCATGGAGGTACTCCGCCGCGACTTCACGGCCAGCCAGGACGTGCGCGACATCGGCAGCGATGAGGAACCGGTCCTGCACGACAAGCTGAAAGAGCACACGATTGATGGCCTGATGCTTGCGGTCGAAAGCCTGTTGAGCGACGCCGAGAGCCTCCTCGACTACATCCGCGAGAACCAGGACAACGTCTGCCGCCATCCGCTGAAGAAGGAGGCCGCCGGTGTCTGAGATGACCGTCACCAAGGAAGAAGCGTTCAGCCTGATTCCAGTGCAGGAGAATGCCCCGCTGTTCAAGGTGTGCGCCGGGATCGATACCGCTCACTCCGAGCTGAAGGCCAGCATCTACTTCGACTACGTCCAGAGGCAACTGAGCAACCTGGACAGCGACAGGATCACGGACGATGACATGTTCGTTCTCGCTGACCTCCTCGAAATGTGCAAAGCACTGCGTTACGCGGGAGGTGCCCGGTGAGCGGCGCGGCAGAAGCACAGAAGACTGCTGAGATGGCGATTCCAAATTCCCCGCTCGTAGTGGCCGCTGGCTGCGACCTCGACCTAGCCTTGAGCAAGGCAAGGTTGCTCACGGACCACGTGCAGGAACTGCTCTGGCAGGGCATGCGGCAAGCCGATGGGAAGGACGTTTCCTTCGGCTACGACACCGTCGTGACGATGGATTTCCTACTCGACATTGTGACCGGCCTGTATCGGGCCGCTGGAGCCGAAGCATGAGCATGTTCGAAGACCTGCTGGACATGGCGCACGTGGAGCAGGAGCCGGACTACCTGGTCGACGCGAAAGGCATGCGCTGCGTTCGCCGCGCTATCACGTTTGGCCTCCACGCACTGGTGCAGGTCCAGAAGGCCAAGGAGGCGGAGAGCGCCTCTGATGGGAGCGGCCAACATTGGCCGGACGATCTGCGACTCGCTATGCCGGGCGAATCGTTTGCTTCAAGCGTCCAAGAACTGGTCGATGCGCTGCTCTGGATGGAATACGCCAGCCACGTGAGGGAGGTGCGCAATGACGCTGCAGCTGATCACTGAACTGCGGTCCGCCGCCGCCACCCTCCGCCGGCCTGGTGGCACGACCACTGACCGGATCAGCGCCGAGTTGCTCGAACGGGCGGCGCAGACCCTCGCAGTGCTGCAGCGCGCGCCGCTGCCGGCCACTACCGTCACGGACTTGCTGCCGGATATGCGGGACGACTGGACACCGGAGGTTTACGGGACCTGGGCTATCCGTGCGGCCGAGCGCGCGCACGGCATCGGGACTAGCATGCCGAACCCACCGGCGCCCAGCTGGGCCGAGGCCCCGGACGGCTACAACTACCGGGCGATGGACAGCGATGGGCGCTGGTGCTGGTTCAAGCGCCGGCCCTACACCGAGACATTTAGCAGCTACGACGGATGGGACGGTGAAGAAGGCATCCGCGAGGCGCGTGGGCTGTACTTCTACCCCAACTGGAAGCAAACGCTAGGGGGAAGATCGGAGGCTGCAGATGGCAGATCATGA